TTAAAACAGAAGCAGAGTCTTATACAAAACAAGGCTTTAGTGAAACAACTATTTATAAAAGACTAGCAATAAAATACACAAACAGCCCAGGAAATTTTGGTAGTTTAAAAAAATTTGCAAACCAAAAATTAGTAAGTTTTAAAGTATCTGAAAGGATGGCAAATGCAATATTGGAGAAACAAAATGACAGATAACGTAAACCACCCCCCACACTATCAAGGCGATATAGAGTGTATTGATGCTATAGAAGCCAGTATGACTCCGGAAGCTTTTGCAGGGTATTGCAAAGGCAACATTCTTAAATACATGTGGCGTTATGAAAAGAAAGACCAGCTTGAAGGCCTTTTGAAAGCTAGATGGTATCTGAATAAATTAATTAGTCTTTATGAAGATTAATAAAGTATTCAGCCTCAACAACAGCTAAAGTCTTAGACCTATTTCTTTTGATTATTACAAGTGGCTCATGCTCTCCTGAGTTAGCGCAAGCCTGGTCATATGCTTTCCAGATATTTAAAGATTCTTGGCATTTACATTCAATTGAATAAGCAAAAGCATCTCTTGCCTCTTTGCTCATTAGTATATCTTCTCCACCAGCTCCCATTGATGTTGATTTAACATTTTCCGGATGTATATTTAAAATTTCTACAAGTTTATCTCTTACCCATTGTTGTAACTTACGGCCTTTTTGTTTTGCAGATTGTGGTTTCATAATAAATGCTAGGATGAGAGTTATGAATAGTCTCGGAGACTCTCTAAGACCCCTAGCAGGCCTGTTATGCTACAAAGTTGGCTTTGCAGGCTTATTGGCATCGCCTGAAGCCATGCTTGGTGGTACGTCCGCTTTTTTGGGAGGCGTTGGACCATCATCGTTTACAGCATTAAAAGCTACAATTTCATTTGTAGTATCTGGATAATCTTCATTATCACTTTCTCTTTCTGAAAAAGAACAAATCAACTGCTTGCCTTGTAAATCAGTAGCATCATCTGGAGGAGTGTCTAATCCTACAGCTTCTAATAAACGCTTAAAATCAGAACGTGCGTAACCTCTTACTTGTTCTTGTTTTTCAGCATCATCGTTTGTATACCATAAGCTAAAATATTTTCTCACAATCCAGCCATTATACTTTGGCTCGTTATGCACTTTAACTTCTAGTTTAATGCTTTTATTACCAGCGGCAGACATGTGTGGCACGCATTCGCTAATAATACAATTATAATCACCTTTCGGTATGTAAGAGGAGGATTCCCCTTGCGAAGATTCTACATTTGTAAAATCAATTCCATCAAAGTCAGACATTATGCTTCTCCTGTAAATCCTAACTTGTTAATAATATGCGTTAAATTAGGTTCTTCTAAATCATCTAATTTTCCGCTCCTGTCCTTAGCAATATAATTTGCACCAAGAGTAGTTTGCAACCACCTTTCAGTAGTTTTCTTACCCTTTTCATTCTCTGTATCAAATGTTCTCAAACATAACACCTCATCAAAGAAATAAGGAATTTGTGTAGGTAGTTTTGTACCAACCATCATAGGTTGATAATGCAACATACCTGTGGCCTCATCTCGTATCTCTTGCTGTTTTGCAATAAATACAACATGTATTGGAAGGTCCCTAAATCTACGCATAGTTTTTGTCATAACTTGTATAACTTCACCATATGCTTTTCTAGGGTCCTTACTTTTTTTAAGTTCGTTGGCCAAAACAATTTCAGACATCTCCGTAACGCTGTCCAAACAAACTGTATCATAATCTAGTTTTCCGCTTTCTAAAAGCTGGGCAATTTCTTCTATTTCAGCTGCTTCTTTTACTTCAATAGCAGTAACATTTTTTGCATCTTTAATAGATAATAGACCGGCTTCCATACTAACAACTAGAGTTTTACCTGGTACGGTTTGACAAAGAGTTGTTTTACCAGCTCCTGATATTCCATATACAAGTAATTTTGCGCCTTGTGATTCAACTAAATCACTTGGGCTTTTTATACGACTTAATATATCGCTCATAATTTTCTCCAATAGATAAAAATATTAGTTTACATGACTTTGATAAACCTGTAAACTTTTAGTATAAAATATTTTCATTACAAAAAGTAACCATGAGCGAAATAAATAAAAATCAGTGGAAGGTAAATTATTTATACAGATTACAACAAATTTGTAACAAACAATTAGAACCTTTTTATGATAACAAATTGGAGCCTGAAAACAAGGAGAGAGAAGTGAAAAGAATATCATTAAGCGACTACATAGCATATGTAGGCAACGCAGGTGCAGCAAAATTATTTGACTGCCCAGAAAATACAGTAAAGTCTTGGAGGTATGGCAAGCGTCAGCCATCTATAAAGCAAGCAAAAGTAATAATTAAAGCTGCAGATGGTAAGTTAGATTTTGAATCTATCTATGGACCACTTGAAACTGTTTTTGAAGAATAGTCCAAGTGTTCAACGTCAAAGCGACAGCAGAAGATTCTGCGTTGGATTTAGCGCTTGCATATGCCGAGTCTGGTTTTAGTGTAGTACCTTTACAAAGACATAATAAGGTACCGCCTAAAGAACTGGGTAGCTGGGAAAGGTTTAAAAGCGAACAGCCAACAGAAAAAGAAATTACTAAATGGTTTAAAGGCCGTGATGATTTGGTCGTTGCTTTAGTAACTGGTAAATTTTTGGTTGTAGATGCAGATACACCAGAAGCCGTTATATGGGCGGCAAATAATTTACCAGTTACTCCTTTAAAGGTTGCTACCGGTAAAGGTATGCATTACTACTATAACAATCCTGAAAATTTTACAACTTATGTTGCAAGAAGAGTTGCAGATTATGACCCTGCAAAACTTATAGACATAAGAGGCGTTGGTGGACTGATAATAGCCCCCTATAACATTCATGCCACCGGCGTCATCTATGAACCACAATTAATTGAAGACTGGGAACTACATGATACTAACGACTTACCAGATTTTACAAAAGACCATTGGGTAAAAGTAACCGGCGCAGATAAAATAAATGGTAAGCCCATATCAACACCACTATCTCTTGAGTCTGTAAGTGAGGGAGGCAGAAATGATACTGCTGCAAGAATTGCTGGATATTTAATTGCAAAGGGTTTAAATGTAGATTTTGCAAGATTTTTTCTACATTCTTGGAATAGAAACAATAAACCACCTTTAGATGATACTGAAATTGACACTACAGTTAATTCAATAATGAAAACCCATGAAAGAAAAAATCAAGCTGCTCCTACATACATATCAAAAAACAAAACACTTTCTGAACCAAAAGATTTATATAACCCTCCAGGCATAATTAAAGACATATTTGAATATTCAGAAAAGATTGCGCAAATACCACAACCAGCTCTAAGTATGCAGTCAGCTTTGGGTATTGGTTCTGTTGTAGCAGGAAGGATGTATAGAACAGATATGAATAACTATTCATCTTTGTATTTTATGTGTATAGCAAAATCAGGACAAGGTAAAGAAAATACAAAAACTGTTGTTGAGTCTGTGCTTGATAATGCTGGACATATGGACCTCATGGCAGGAGATGGTTACACATCAAGTGGCGCTGTTTATAGTTTGCTTAGACATAAGCCTACACATATTACAGTCATGGATGAGTTTGGAAAAAGATTAGAAAGCATTGCTAAATCATCAAATTCAAATAAAGAAGATGCTTTACAGGTTCTTATGGAATCATGGGGAAGGTGTCATGGAACAATAAGGCCAGATAATTATTCACTTATGAATATGACAAGTAAACAACAAAAAGAAGCAATGGATAGGTCAACTATTAAACCTGCTATTACTTTATTAGGTATGAGTGTGCCAAAAAACTTTTACGGAGCTTTGTCAACTGGAAGAATTGTAGATGGATTCTTAAATAGATTTATTGTTGTTGAATCAAAACTACCAAGAGTTGTAGGTAAAATGGTACCGTTTATTGAACCATCTCATAATGTTTGTGAGTGGGTTAGAAAGGTAAGAGAAACAAAAAACGAAATGGAAGAGCTTTCTAAAAATAATGCAGAATTAGATTTTAAACAAAGAGTATTAATTTTTGATTCTGATAGTAAAAAGCTTCTTACCAATCTTGCATATAAATTAATAGAAGAACAAGATGAGCTAGAAAAAACTGGATTAGAAGTATTGTTATCAAGAACAAGAGAGAAGGCCATGCGTTTAGCTTTAATATGTGCTTTGGCTGATAATCCAAAAACAAATATTATTAGAGGGGATGTAACAAAGTGGGCAATTGATTATGTTTATTATTACGACCATTTATTAGTTCATAACTGTGAAGATAAAGTAGCAGGTTCAGAAACTGAGGGCAAAATAAAACAAGTTCTAAGCTTTATAAGGTCGCAAGGTGATATAGGTATAAGCAAAAGAGATATTGATAGAAGAGAAATATTCAGAAGTATGAAATCATATGAAGTAAAAGAGATAATTGAAAGACTTAAAAATTCTGGTGAAATACAAGAAAAAGATATTAAGGTCAAAACTACGGGTAGGCCAACAAAAAGAATAGTTGCAATTGACCCAGAGTTTTTTGACGACTAGGGGGTAATATGTGTCCAAAACCTAAAATGGAAAATATAAATGACCAGAAACGTGAAGAACGTGTTGCAGGTTTTATTGAGGGCCTTTGGGATGTTCGTTGTAATAAACTGCCCGTATCATACGGATTAGATTATTGGTGTGAAAGTCAAGAGTCATGTTTTTGGCTTGAAGTAAAATGTAGAAGTTTCGGTATAGATAAGTATGACACTTTATTGTTAAGCACCTCAAAACTTCGTATGGGTTCTGCATTATCTTTAGCTACAGGCCACCCTTTTGTTTTAGTGTTTGCTATGACTGATAGCGTATACTCACATACCTGGCAAGCTAAAAAAGAATATGATGTTAGATTTGGTACTATAGCTGAACCTATCTATGAAGAAGATTCAGAACCATACGTACATTTAAGTAAAGAAGATTTAGTTTGTTTGTCTGATAAACCTTTGGGATTTGATAGAGAAGAAATGGGTTTGATTTATAACAAAAATAATTAAGCTATTTGATTAAGACTTCTTGCAATGTCTTCATTTGCCGGAGAACCCAACAAACTTCTACTAATATTTGTTCTATCAATTGGTGCAGATGTTGGTGTAATTTCTGGTAAATCAGGAATTACAGTAGGAATTTTCGGTATAATACCTTGCACCTGGTCTTTAATTATATTAGCTCTTTCTTGATTTTCTTCATCTCCTAATTGTTTTTGCAATTCTTGTATTACGCTTGTTTGCACATCCTCTGATTGTTCAGCTATGGCTTGTGCTGATGCAAGTCTTGCAGCCTTTTCAAAAGCATCTATTACCATCATTGTAGATGTTTGGTCCGTATTGGCCATTAATTTTACAATTCTAGGATTTGCAAAAACGTTACCAAATATTTTTAAAGCAACGATAGTCGGTAGCAAAGAAATATTTAACGCTTGCGCACCTATAGCTCCAGCTACGATGCCACCTGCTGTAAGACCTTTTGCTGCTCCTACCTGTAAATCTAATGACTGCTGCAATGCTTTTAATGCAAGAGTTTGCTCTTTACCAAACATAGCTATTAAGGTGTCATCTCCGTATGACTCCAATGTATTTCTTAAAACGTTTGGTTTAAATATATCTGCCAAGCTACCAGAGTTAGTCAATTTACCAGTACTAACTGCTTTAGATAATAGTTGGCCCATAGCATTTTCTTGTATTTGTTTAAATGTTTCTGGTGTATCTGCAAGAGCAGCTTTTAAATAATTAATTTCTTTTGCAGAGCCTGGTCCAAATACATTTGCAACAATTTTTTCAGGTGAATCATTCAAAGCATTTTTCATAAAACTTTGTTTGTTTAAATTATCAAGCGATGATTGTATTTTTGATTTTTCTAATAGTGTTTTTAATATTACATTTCCAGCACGCACTTGCAATATTCTTGCTGTTTCTTGTCCTTTAGCAACATTTCCTGTTTTGAAATCTGGGTCCGCACCTAATTTAAACATACTAGGATTAGTTTCTATATTATTGATAAGTGCGTTTAAATCTTTTTTTGTTATTTTAGGGTTAAGAATATTAATTTCTCTTAATAACCCCATGTTTAGGTTATAGTCAGGGCCAAATAATTCTTTGAGAGTAGATTTACCAAACTCTTTGGAATCATACTTCATAATGTTCGTAGTAAATTTAACTGGATTAATTAATTTAGTTACTGGGTCAATGCTATCTGCTATTACATTTTTAAATAATAAAGCTGTTAATTGTCCTCTAGCTGAATCTGCTTTTGGTCCAAGTGCTGCAAAAATTTCTTGTAATTTTGTTGCAGAAGTTGGATTGTCTATAAAACCAAAAACTTCATCTACATCAACTTTACCAGTTGTTTTGGCTTGCCTTATTATATTTTGATATAAAGTTCCAGAAAACTTATCTATGTTTTTGGCAAAGTCGTTGTCTGCTTTTTGCAACAATTTAAATGCGGATGATGCTGCATCTATATCAGCTTTTGTAATATCGTCCATGCCAACAAAAGCTTTTTTACTTATAATATCTTTTTGCAGTTGGTCTATTTCTTCTATGACTTCTTTTGCAAGCCTGTAGGTAGTTCCCCCTGTTTGACCTCTTACAGTTGCATCTTTTAATACAGCCCTAAATTCCATTTTTGCATTTTTTAGTTGTGTTAAATTATTTATCTGGCCGTCTGCTAAATCTTTTAATCTTGCATATGCGCCTGAATATTGTGCAAATATGTCATTACTATCAAACTTGTTTTGCAAGTTTTGGAATCTTGATGCGCTCTGTTGCAATGCATCTGTGATTCCTTTATTTACTTTTGTTCCTTGTAAAGCCTTTGTAGCACTTTCATACATTTTATTATTTGATGTATTCCATGCATCCCATATTTTTTTCATTTCATCTGATAAAGCTCTTCTAAGAGTTTCTGATGATTGTAATTGTCCGTTCATCATTAAGTGTTTTGAGACTCCCATTTCATCAACCATTAATCTTAACAAAGCATCTAATTTTTCATCAGATACATTTATACCTTTTTGCATGTCTGCTTGTACCTTTAACAATTCTTTTTTTGCTATTTGTCCTACAGCCCCGGATTCAATAAAATCGTCTACGGTTGCATTTTTTCTACCAAGAGATTGAAAAAAACTATTCATCATTTGTACTAGATTTGCTTGCGCTCTATTTTCTCTTGGCTTTGCGCCTGTTACAGCTTCTGAAATTGATTGTCCTCTTGCAGGTATAGTTCTACCCAAGGCTGCTTGAGTAACAATACCAGGAGTAAACTTAGGTTTAATTTTTTGTTTTTTAATTTCTTTCATTACCTGACTTGCAGATGCCTTATAGTTTGTTGGGTCTAATCCTTCACGTGCTGCTATTTGTGCATCTATTTTAAAAATGTCAGTAAGGTCATAACCCTGCATCAAGAACTTAGAATCTCTTATGGCTCCATGTGATGCAGTTTTACCAAAGTAGGTAGAAAAAACTCCACCTAACACTTCACCTGCGCCCTGTGCAATACCACCAATTAAAAATTCCCTTTTATATAAGTTAGCAAGCTCCTCTTCGTTTTGTAATTGAACACCTCTTGCTATTTCATTTGCCTCTTCTACACCCTTACCTGCTGCAGAACCAGCACCTACTAATAAAGGTCTACCAATTCTAGAGCCTAACAAGCCTCTTAAATACTTTATACCTCTTAAATATGGATTAACTGCTGCAATAGCTCCTAATATAGGGCCTGCATATCCTGCCATATCTGCAAAATCTCCAGATGTGAAAGCTTTGTTTTCATCTATAACAATATTTTTATCAGATGGTTCAAGGCCTAATCTAGCTTGACCAATTGGAGTAAGGGCAATGCTGCCTTTTGAATCTCTTATAAAACCGTCAGAACCAACTTCTTGTTTTAAATAATTTTCTTTTTCGGATATAAACTCGCCGTCTTCATTTAGATAATCTTCTGCAACAGAAAGGCCTGCTCTGAGTCTATTATCTTGTATACCTGTATCGTAATCAAAATATACTTTGTCGTAAGCTATAGAGCCTTGTCTTTTTGCAATTTCTGCTTTTGCTTTTGCGGTAGCGTCTTCTGGATTATCTGCGTTTACTTTTACAAAAACTCCTTCAGCTAGTTTTACGTTATAAGTCTGCATTATTTGTTAGTAGCATCTATTTGTATTGCGCCATCTGAACTTGGAGCAGTAGCAATTGATGCGCTAGGTAAAGTAAATCCTAATTCATTGTAAAAAATTGCATACAATTCGCTATCTCTTGCAAGTAAGTCTTCGTCATACGGGTATAAAAATCTAACCGAACTTTTAATATTTCTTTGCGCTTCACTTTTCTTTGCTGTTATATTTTTTAAATTTTCCTGAAGTCTAGTTTTTAACTCAGCAACAGTTTGTAAGCTTTTCATGTTTAAATTACCTGCTATACGAGTAGCTATATCTCTATCAATGTTTGATATTGTTCTCCCTGATTCACCAAGTATTTCTTTAATATTTGCGTTTGTAAGAATATCTAAAGCTATTTGCGCTCTTTTTGTATCACTCAATTTTCTTACGTCTGTTCCTTTTTTAAGTTTTGCTGCTACCAATAAATCATCTACCGTAGCTCCAACTTTAGAAGCAAATGATGTTAAATCTTCATTACTGTTTGCAAATCGCATAACCTCGTCTACAAGCGCTTCAGCTGCTGTAGCGTTGTTATAATCTCTTATACTTGCGTTCATCTTAGTCGACACGTCTAAAATATCTTTTCTATCTTTAAACTCAAGGCCACCTTTACCAAGTAAATCAAATGCTCTTTTCTCAGCAAGCTCTTCCTCAAGCTTTCTTTCTTCCGCAGCTGCAGCAGCTCCAATACCTATACCAGTTAAATCGCCAGTTGCAGTAAGAGCTTTACCAACATTTCTAGCCATTCTTAAATTTTCTTCGCTGTTAAAAAAGTTAGCAAAATTACCAAACAATGAATTAGAAATTTCTTGTGCGCCATCGTTATTATCTTGGTCTATAACTTTTATACCGCCAGGTTTTTCACCCTCTTCGCCCTCTTCACCCTCTTTACCTTTACCTGTTTGTTTTGGGTCAGCAGATTTTGCTGGGTCTGTGGATGTTCCTGTAGTATCTCCTGCTGCTTCATCTATTTTTGCTTGTTCTTCTTCAGTTGTTTTTTCTTCGTTAGCTATATCTGTTAAAGATTGTGTAGTATCTTCTCCGATACTTGCTCTTCCAATAATTCCATCTAAAACGTCTGTTCCAATTCCCATTCTTAACACGCCGCTTTGATTTGATAATTTACTTGATTGACCAGTTATGTTTTCTTCATCAAAATCAAATCTTTCACTTTTAAAAAAATCTTGTGGTTTAACATCGTCTTGGTCAGCCATAAACCCAGAGATACCTCCCACGCCTAAATTTGCAAGTCCTTCTCCTATGGTTTTTCCAAAATCAGAAGTTATACTTGCTATTTCTTGAACAAAACTTCCACCACTTAAAGGAGCTTCTAATCTTTCTCCAAATTTAAAAGTTGAGGGGCTTACTTTTGAAAGTTTTGCTTTTCTTTTTGCAACCACTTGTCTGAAAATTTCTTGTAAGTTTTCTCCATACTCAACTTCAGGATTCTGAATCATTGCTTGTAATTCAAAAATATTTTCAGACATAAGTATTTTTCTAAATTCTTCTGGGTCAATATTTAAAACTTTTCCATCACTTGTTTTATATTGATTTACAGATAAATCAGAAACACCAACATCAGGTAATTCATCTTCAGCGTCTTCTGCTACAGTTATTTCTGGCTGGCTTTTTAAAAATTCTTCAGCAGATGGTACTTCTACATCTATAGAAATTTCTTGAGTAACAGGGGGTGGATTTTTCTTATAGTATTCAATACTTTGATTTATTTGGTTTATGGATTGTCTTTTCTGCTCTATTGCATCGTCATTGACCATTATTGGCTCACCATCCATAGTTACAGGTATTCCTAAACGTTTTTTTGGTTTATTGTTTTCTATAAGTTCAGCCAACTCTTGTTCTGCGATTAACTTTTGTTCTTGTAATTCTGCTACAGCAGTATTTATTTGGCCACTTGTAGAGGTATCTTGTATTTTTATTTCATCAATACTAGGTAAATCAGGGCCAGCAGGTGTAACTTTTGGTAAAGTTCCAGATGGTGTAGTTATTGTTTCTGCTTGCGGTTCAGGTACAAACACTGCATCTGGGTCAATTACTGCTGGTGTGTTAACGCTAGGATTTATACTACCACCTGATTCAATTACCAATCTTTCAATATCTTGCATCGAAAGTCCAGTTAAAGGAGAAATTCGTTCTTGAATATCAATTGAATTAAGTCCTTGTGATACGTAAAACTCAATAAGCCTACGTACATCTCCAGATGTGTATATGTTACTTCTTTTGGCTCTGCTAGAAATGTTGGGACCCATATCTACAGTAGCACGTGAGCCGGGATTTACTACATCACCGTTTGCAAACATTCTTCGGTTTAAAATGCTCATTAGGCAGTTCCATATCCAGGATTATAGCCATACCCTTGGCCATACCCTTGGCCATACTGGTAAGTACCTGGCATACCGTAACCTGTATTTTGTTGTCCGGTTCCTTGTTGTTGACCTTGCTGTTGGCCTTGTTGCTGTCCCTGCTGTTGACCTCCGCCTTGTTGCTGTCCAGTATAAGGGTTAGCATAATTACTATAAGAACTTAAGAATGTACCTAATCCTGCTGATAGCGGGTCTCTAGGCATACCGTATGTAGTTCTTACATCTGAACTTCCGCCTACATACTGTGGGGTAAATCCTTTTATAAATTCAAGTGATTTCATTGGTGCAAACCTATTTCTTTCATCTGCAGCGTAAATAGAATCTATTTCTCTTTGTTTCATTTGTCTTGATAAATCATCAAAACCTAAAAGTTCTTGTCTTTCATCTCTGCCAAACTTTGTATAATCTCCTGCCAGGCCACCTATACCTCTGCCATATCCTGCATAATCTGATGCTAGTCCTCCTAAATCACCAGATACACCTCTTATATCACTTGATATATTTCTTCTAGCTCCAAATAAGCTACTACCTAAACCTTGTTCAAATTTTGCTGCATCAGCTAAACGGCCTCTGCCAAATCTTGATTCAGCTAAAGCTCTGTCTTGTGCTGTTTGGAATCCGCCACTTCTTATTTTTCCTAAAACCTCTCCAAGACCTCTGCCTAAAGCAGCTCTTCTTTCGTCTGCTGTTAGTCTAGCTCTTGAGCCAAATGCTGATTCACCACCTCTTTTAATGTCAGCTGCTCTTTGTGCTGCATCTTCTATTTCACCCTTTTTAAATACATCATCAATAGTTTGTTGAACAACCTGTTCTTCAAATGGATTGTAAAAATTTGATACACTTCTAGGGTCAAAACCAGTTAATGATGCTCTTAAATAATCTCTAGCTGCTGGTCCCTGTTGTCCAAAACTAGATGATAAATCTCCATAAGCACCTCTATAACCTGAAAGAGCTTGGTCAAGTAATTGTTTTCTATCTCCAATTGTGTCCATGCTTCTTAATAAAGCATCTTGTTGAAAATCTAAAAACGGCTTATAACCACCAATACCAGAATAAACAGATTCCATAGCTCTGTTTGCAAAAGGTGAAAATCCAGCAACACGTTTAGGTTGAAAAGGAGTGTCAAGATAACCTTTTTGCGCAGCTCTATATGCCTCACTAATTATGCCTGGACTATCCGGGCCTCCAAAGTAAAGCTCTCTTACAAATGGGTCGCTTAATCTATCATCACGTGTAAAGCCAGTAATGATGGGTGAAACTTGATTTATTGACATTTACACTGCCTCAAATATTTTCATTAATTTACGCATATTTTTTACCCCTTTTTCTCTTGATGGGCTACCTCCTGAAATCATTTCTATACCTGATTTAGAGTTTTTTAAATTATATGCACCAGCGCCTCTAGTTGCTTTAGCAGTCATAACAAATTCACCATCACTTAACATAGCGGGTATGTCATCGCTAGTACCTGTGCCTGGTCCTGAACTTTCCCCGCCATCTCTTAAATCTAATTCAGCAACGCCGCCTTTAGCAAATTGTAATTTAGGGGGCGCATTTCCTAAACCAAACTCTTGTCTAGTTCCACCAGTTCCCAAAGCTTGCGAAAGCTGGTATCTGCCTAGTGAATCCATTGTTACAGCTGGTGTTGCAGCCAATCCGCCTTGTCTTTCTTTAGCTGCGTCATAAACTACTTTACCTAGTAAAGCGCTTATACCAGCTGCTCCCATGTTTGGCCTTTTTAAAAAATCTTCAACCCCTTTTATTGCTCCTGGAGTTTCTCTTCCAAAAAAACTTCCTCCGTCTTGATTGTTAGTAGGTCCAGAACTTCCACCAAATCCAAATAAATCTCCTATAGATTTTATAAACTGAGGCGTTCTTCCTTTATCTTTAGGGTCTCTTCTAAAGAAACTTGCTATACCACCCATTTGCCCACCAGAGGACGAGCCACCAAAAGCAGCCATCATTTCATTCATCATTGTAGATGGGTCGTATAAATTGCCAGCTGAGTCTTGCATAAGTCCTGGAAAATCTGGACTATCTGTAAAAAAACTATTAAAAGCTTGTTGCTGTTCTGGATTCATTTGCGATAAAGCTTGGTAAGCATCATTTTGACTACCTCCAGAAGTAAACATAAAGCCATCTTGACCTTGCATAGGCATTTGCATTCCAGGCATTTGTGGCATACCGGGTTGTTGACCCATTTGACTGCTAAAAAATTTACCTATACCACTTCTTAAATTTGGTCCTAATTTACCGCCTAAAATACCAGTAGCGTCTGCACCTGGTTTGAAAAAACTGCCTAATCCTGCTCTTAATTTTGGCCCAAAAGTACCTCCAAAAATACCTTTTTTTGCTGCAGCGCCTGCTGCTGCACCTGCTCCGCCAGCTGCTCCGCCAGCCGCACCTGCACCAGTAAGCAAATTAAATCCGCCTGATAAAGCTCCACCTATACCTGGGACTGCTTTAAGCGCACCACTAATAGCAGGACCTATACCAGGTATAAACATACTCGCTACGCCTAAAACTGGAGCTGCTTTTTTGACTACTTTTTTAATTGACTTAAAAGCTTTTTTTAGAAAACCAAATTCAGGCATACCTGTAATTGGATTTATAGACATACCACCGCCTACAGTGTATTCATTAGGATTTAAACCAGCAGCTATCATTTCTTTTCTAATTCTTTGCTTTGTCTCTTCGTTGATTACAGGTGGTACAACCATTTCTCCTGTAGTAACGTGGGCCATAAACTTATCGCCATCACGTCCTAATGCTGCTATTCCTGTTCCGCTATTGTCTATTTTGTTCATATCTTAATTTTACCTGCAATTTCGCTAAGTGTTAATATCTTTATCTATAGATGTTAACCAAAAAACCAATAAATATCTATCACCCTTGTTAACTGGTAACCCTCTATGCATATGTGTATAACTAGGAAATATTAATCCACTGCCTGAAGGTAAAGGCTCTATTACGCCTTTTTTCCAAAATTCAGTGCCTCCTCCCTCATAATCTCCCGTATTAAGAGGAACTACAATGCTTACATCTGAGCTAGCATCGTGATGCCAAGCACCTTGTTTTTTATCTTTTAAATTATAATTAGCTATTTGTATATTACCGCCGGTTACGTGCCTGTTCCAAATAGTTAATAATATGGGATTTATAAAAGAATCTACTACATTCATAAGTGATTCATACAGTTCAGGACATTTTTCGTTTAAAACTATTTCTGGTATTTGTCTTAAATTGTCTTCTTCTGGGTTTGGTGTAAAACCAAAATATGTTTGCATATTTTCTATTTCATCTAATAAAATTTTACAAAAATTTTCTGAAAACAAAGGAACGGTATATACATCTTTTAAGGGTTCTTTAATAACTTCTGTTAGTGGTGATTTTTCGGGGTTTTCAATACCCATGTTTTTGTAAAACTTTACAATGTTTGGTAAAGATTTTTTTGCTAAATTTAAAGTTTTTTTATTTACAAACCAATCAGATGGATAGCCAAGTATGATGTTTTTTAACTTATATTCATCATTAATTTCTTTTTTAGCTAACATATAAATATTCCTAAATTACTAGGCTACCGTTATATTTACTGTTATATCACCTTTGTTAATAACAGAAACAGCGCCTAAAGAAGCCGTAGCTTCAAAACCATTATTAGGGTTATTAGGAACATGTAGTTGTAACCATTTATTTCCTAGGTAAACTTGCAATACTTCCGCAGTAGTATTCCAAATCACATCACCCTCTAAAAAGTTTAATTGCGCAATCTCTGTTTCATTGAATTGCGGTGTTCGATTTGGGTCAAACTGTCCTAAGTTTAACTCAATTATACGAACTAATCTATTAAAAATTTCCCCAGTTACTTCGTTTTGCGCAAATGGCAAGCTTGTAGGTAAAAGTTTGGCCATTATCTACGTCCGTCAGTTTTAATATCTAATCTAGTAGCTCCTAGTCTCCATCCTACACTGTCATTACCATTCACATCATCATCATCTGACTCAACTCTTATAACTGCCTGTCTTGTTCTTGCTCTTAAATTTACTTGTCCTGTAGTAGAAGCTATTGAATTTGTAGAGTTTACTGATAAAGATTCACCTGGATTGTTTCTAGTTTTTATCACTACATTTACTTTACCGCCGTTTTCATTTGATAAAAATTTAAAATCAGGAAACATTCTTTGTATGTATGTAAATTGATTGCCTTCAGATAATTCAATGTCTGAACTTTCTATAAAAACTCCTGTCATAGGACTTCCGTCATTATTAAAACCTGTTTCTTGTTCAAATAGATAATTGTTAAAAGTTGCTCTAGGATAATCTTCAATACCAGTATCAAGCCAAGCATGTCTTTCAAGCTGTCCGTAGTACCATATATTATCTTCATAATTATAAATAACGTATCTATCTATTTCAGTAGATGAAGATGAGCAATAAAACCAACCAACTTCTGATTTTTCAGTAATTGTAAAAGCATGTATTTTAAATGATTGGCTAAAGTTTATATCGCCATATACGTAATTATGAACGCTACAAGGTATTTTTTTAACGCTTCCTGTATATGTGTAAAAGTTTGTTGATGACATCCAATAAATAGATTCAGCTGAAGTAACTGCAGCTTTTGGGCCTATAAGCCCAGTACCCTCGTTTATAAGGTTAACGGCAAAAGTAAAAGGTGGTCCAACAAATTGCATGCTATACAAAGCAGTATCTGTCCAAATTAAAATTTCTTGTCTTGATTTTGTAGCGCCTATTATTGAAGAACCCGATGATAGTCTTAAACTTCCAGCAGTATTAGTAATTAAAGGCTCAAATTCCAATTCATTTTCTTGGTCGCTAAAAGCAATTAACATAGGGTCTACTGTTCCAGTTCTCGAACCAGATGATATAGGGTCAGCGCCTAAAACTATTAAGTGTCTGTCAATTTCTGATGTAATGACTTGTAATGCTTTAGTAGGTACTAAATTAGCCCCAGATACAGCAGAAAGATTTACAGCTCTTGTTGTAAGGCCATCATTTTCAACCCACCTATAAATACCGCCAGCTCTAGGATTTATTATTATATTTTCCCCAAAATTGTCATGTGTCCATAATCTTAACTGATTGGTGGCAGACAATGCTGTAGATGAGCCAAAAGAGCCTTCACCCCAAGCTCCTGCACCCCAACCTGTCGATGTAACAAAATCATCTAAACCTACATTTATTTGATATGTTCCAACGACAGATGAACCGCCGTTACCACTATCAGAAGAGTTAGCTAATACAGTAGCGCCAGAAGTATCTTTAGCTTCTATAGTGTAAGTATTAGCATTTACGACTGATGCTACTTGATATTCTTGATTTAATACCGCAGCAGTGATATTACCTCCTAAAGAAGATGCTCCACTAAATGTTACAAAATCGTTTTTAACAGCTCCGTGTGCGGTATCAGTTACATTAATAGTAGCGTCACTATTAGCTTCTTTGGCAAAAGTTACATCACCAGCAGAAGTTGTTAACCTAATTGGAGTTACGTCTGAAAACGAATCACCTTCTTTGATGTAGTATTTTAAAGTTGTTCCTAATCCTAAATATTTGCTGCCATCTAATGAGTTCCAACCATGCAATGCTCTAGCTTTGCCCAAATAGGTATTAGGGGTTTCTTTAGACCAGCCTCCAAATTTTTCAGGCCTTCCTTTTCTAAATCTAACTAAATTTACATCAAACCAACCTCCAGAATTATCATAGGAAGTTCCTTCTCTATTTATACCTGGTTTAAAAATAAATTTACTTAACGGCATTATTACACCTCATGCCATTCTTTTCCTTCAAATAACAAAGCTTCTG